AAGTCCAAGTCGCCGGTTTTTCTCCCGAACTTTATAGACCTTCTCATAAGGGAGGTCGGCTCTAAGCGTGCCACATACAAGGAACTTGGATGCAAGTTGTACCACATGGGTATATTCTTCCAAATCCTCAATATTGCCAAGATTGATAGAGCCAAGATTGCATACGTCAGAGTCATCTTCTGATGTAACCTCTGTGCACGCATTACGAAGAGTTTCATTCTCTTTGTCCCCGAAGTTGAAACTAAATCCTGGCTCTCCTGTCATCAGTGCCTGTCGGCAGTTCTCTAGGAACACTGTGTTGTTCTGTAGCCCACCAACCATAGATGCATCATCATAGTTGACCGAAATATTGGTCATATCTAGTGGTGCAGCATAGTTGAAGTCGTCTTGCTTTACGTCGTGGAGGGTTGCTCCTGTTTTTCCGACTGGCATGTTGCGCCAGTCTTTTGCGTGCAGGAATTTAGCAATGTCGTCATGCTTCCAATTAAGGCTTGCATAGATTGCAGAACGTCTGCTACCTCCTTGCATGACGTTTCGCCCGATTTCATTAATGGCATACATGAGGGGAATAGGTCCGCTAGCTGTCCCCCCAGTTCGTGATAGTGCGCTGCCTGAGGGTCGTAGTCGGCTGTAGTCAATTCCAATACCTCCACCGGTCATTAGGCAACTCATTGCCCGCCATGTTACGTTGCTCCATTCTTCTCGCGTGTCTTCCTCTGCTCGTAAAAGGTAGCAATTATTGAAAGCATGAAACGGCCTACCTGCATAGTATAGATACCGTCCACCAGCGAGGAATTTAAAATCCTTCATATACTTGACGAGTTGCTTTCGATCATCTGCGGACATAAGGGCCGTTTGAGTGCCCCACCGTGTTCCACAGACATCCTCTACTAGTCGCTCGCAAAGTTTAGACCACGTATCCCCTGGCCCTTGCGCATACTTATAACGGAATACGTTCTCTCCGAATACTGTTTTAAACTCGCTCATTGATTCCTTGTTAGATATGCCAGCACTGTCTGTGCTGCTTGTTGTTTAAGCTTGAGATGAGGAATAAGCTTTTGACAAAGCTCAATAGCTTCGTCCTTAGGCCACCAGAGTTTATAGGCATCTTTAGTGGCCTTGTGCTCACCAGCCTTTAGATGTTGATACAAACTACCACCATACTGCTTTTGAATTTCTTCAAGAAGCAGCATCCCCTCATAACCAGACTGCGACAGCATCACAGTTGCCTTAGGATATTCCTTACCATTCTTAAACTGTTTGCCAATATAGAATGTGCCTTCTCCATCAAAGAAGCCTGCTAGATATTGTTCAGATACCAACGAGAGCCTTCCATGAGTGTGTGAATTCAGTAGGTACTAGAGCATTGATATGCCATGCAACCTCTTGTGTTTCTTTTTGTGCATGTGGATCGATTCGCAGAGACACAACCCGTGCGAATGCTGCAAGACTACCTGACCAGACCCATTCTGTCATTGTATTCTGTGGCAGCACCATACGTGCCTGCTCAGGAGCTACACCAGCAAACAGCATTTCAGTGTAGGTGCGTAGAGCCGCCTTAGTAAGTGTTTCTGGATAGAGTGCTTCTCCATGTGCCCAATCAACTGACCAATCATCTACTGGCTCATCACTGCTGCCTTGCTTTACGTTCTCTGCTCGCTTACGCCAAATAGGAGGAAAATAAAACTCTGGCTCATCGTCCACATAGCGACGGCTAACCTCATTCCAAGCAAGACCAACTTGATGCTTAACCAATTGGCGAGCCACGAAGATGGGAGCCTTAATGCGGAAGCTTAGAAAGGCATGAGCAAACGGCGTCCAATGGTTGTGCGTAGCAAGGTAGCGAATAAGCTTCTGGTCTTGCTCAGAAAGAACCTTGACATTCTCATAAATGTGTGGTTCAGCACCTTGGATAGTATCAATGTCCCAATCGCTTTCCTTCTGAAAGCTAACACGGGCAGCATTAACCACACTAAGATCGCTGCCCATATAGTCAATCAGTTCAACGCTTTGTTGCGCAATGTTCATTTCTTTTTAATGCACGCGAGGACGGTTAGGAGTAGCGCAAGGATAATGGGAGAAAGAAGCAGAAATGATTCTTTCATCGATTGTCTCCACTTCCAAGGATTTGATTACGAAGACGACGACTCTCTAGCTTGTCAACATTGCTTTGCAGAAGCTTTGAAATCTTCCAGCCATTGTCTTCTGCAATGGCAGCTACGTGCCAAAGAATATCGCCTAGTTCATAATGCAACTTAGTCGCTGCCGTATCCATGTCATAGTCTCCACGAAGTAGTTTCTGAAACACAGCAGCAACTTCGCCGCTTTCAGCAAGCAGGCCCATAACAGCAGCCTCACTCCCATACGATGGTAGACGGAAGTCCTTGATCTTCTCTTGGTAACTATCAATATTTTCGTAGTTCACGGAGGCGGTCATTGATGGCGTCACGATCGATGGAGTCGTCGAGGCAATAGTCGTCATATTCTTCAATTTCTTTCTTTGCTAGGTTGTCCTGAATTTGCCGCTCAATGAAACGCTTGCGTCCATGTCGGTCTTCATTATCTACTTCTTTGCGTGTCTTGCGGCCGGTCATTGTGGAGGTTCTGGAAGGGGTTGCCAATGAGAGGGTAGATTTTCTTGATATAGTGGATCATCACACCAAACCCATTGGGGTTTATCATAATTATCAGAGTAGTATGCTACTTCTACCAACTTCCAAGAAGAGATATATACAAGGACAGGAATATTGACGCTTGGCAGCTTGTCTGTTACTTTAATCCAACTCATAGGAAGTGTTTGTAGATTTCTTCTCGTCGTTCTTCAATGCGTTCTAGAAACTTATCCACCAGTTCGTCGGAATGAATTTCCAATAGCTCTAGCACAATAGTTTCTTCTTCGTTACGCAGCAGTTGTAGTAGGTCTTGGAAACTCATAATAGGCTCAAGCAGTGTCTTCCACGGGACTAGACTTAAGTGAGCCATACTTGCGCTCCATGTCAATGAGAAGATCAACGTAGTGCTTAATCTTTTCTAGGTCTTCAATACCACCCTTGTCACGCCAGCGAGTGATGTATTTAACAATGGCTCCTTCTGAATAGTTCAGCTTATTGGCGTGAATATATTCAATGGGCTGAATGCCCTTGCTCTTGTAATGTCCACCACCTACCTGCTTGTTTAGTGCAGGAGCATTATATAGATTAATTGGTGGCACATGCAGACCGGGCCAAGACACATTAGCGAATGGATCAATCATCACAGGAACAGCACCAGAATCAGAATATTCGTATAGTTTATTGTTGCGCATATCGTGTAGTTAGAAACTTAAGTGAAAGAGGCATTAAATCAAATTCGCCATCATGCACGTCATGTAGCATGAGAGCGCCACGCCAGTGCTTATTGCCTTGGGGGCCGAGGTAGTCTTCATCATGTTCATAACAGCTACCAGCAATAATGCTTGTAATGAGACCTCCATCGGCTCGTCCTGCTGTTGCAATTTGAAGTCCTTGTTGGTGGCCTGCTACACAACTCATGTGCTTAGAGGCTAGTTGCGCGCGAGCACTAGAAGAAGGACGGCCCATAATACCACTAGTAAAGAAATGAGAGTACGCCACACCATCGAGCACAACCACTTCAAGGAACGGATGCACTTCCCAACCATACTTTTCATAGCCAAGATCATTGATTGAAAGAACCCCATCCAGCTTAGGGTCGGAGTCCACTGCTCGATTAATTCTATTTTCGTGGTTTCCGAGACAGAAGACCATCTGAGGTTTGTATTGCTTCTTGCCATTTTTTCTTTGCCGTTCATTGTAATCATTGACAGGCTCTAGAAGGGCCGCCATAGCGTCTGTAGCAGCAGCAATGTCATTGACATACCGCCTACCCTCAAAACTCTTTTTGCCTTCGTCATAGCTGCTCAGAGAAGGCATGTCAGCATGATCGCCTAGATGAATGATTTTCTCAGGCTGCTTGGCCACTAGGTAGCGACCAATGCAACGCAGAAACTCTACATCATCCCCAGGTCTAATCTGTGTGTCAGGAATGACAAAATGCTTCAATTCAGCTTGCCTTCGCCGTAATTGAACTTTAGCTGCTTATCCCCGTCACCATCCTCTTCGCCTAGCATGAACTCCATGCCAACTGCCATTAGGTCATTAATGGCATATTGAACTAGGAATGAAAGTTCTTCCTTAGCAATTACACCTTCAAGGATAATATCACCATCTTCATTTTTTGCTTTTACGGTTACTTTCACTCTTTTCCTTTGCTGTCTTTTCCTTGTGACAGCCTACGCATAGCACTTGTAGGTTGTCCTTTCCACAGAACAGACGAGGGATGTAGGTATTCCAATCTTTGAACCCCTTCTTAGGGTCAACAACAGGAGTAATGTGATCCACTTGAATGTTGGTAGAAGTAAATTCTTCTGTACATTGGGCGCACACATAGTGCTGTGCAATGCGCCCGGTTTTCACGTTCTTTTTCTTTTCTGTCTTGGCGTCGTTCAGAGCTTCATACTTAGGGGGCCAGCGTCTAGTGCCTGCCCGCAACACAGCAACGATGAACCCATGTTTGCGTCCATCTGTCCACTCAGCCAATTACAGTTTCCGTATAGGGCAGGATGCAGCCCTCTTCTAGATTGTGTCGGTATGCAGAATCAAGCGCCTTCTGCTTATCACCATAATAGTTTTGAATGATTTTCCAATACTTCTTATTGATGAGACCTTCTAGATGGTAGTGCTTGAAGTCTCCGTAGTTTCGTTCGACAACTCGCCACACTGGGGAATTTGCCACGTATCGCCCATTGTCCGCCACAACCATAGACACTGGCCGTTCATAAGCAGTTCCTCGTCCGAACTGTAGTAGTTTCTTACAGCGTTCAATAAATCGCATTCTGAGGTAAGTCCTTCTAAAATCTTCTCTGCCTTCTTGGGGCCAATGCCCTTAGCACCCTTGATGTGATCTGCACTGTCTCCTACAAGTAGCTGGTAGTAGAAGAAACGAAGCCCCTCAATGGGGCTTACGTAATAGGTAGTTTTCTTTCGTGGGTTGTAATGCTTGCCTGGAATCTGGTCAATGTCCTTATCAATGTGAACCAACAGAACTTCCCGTTCATCTAGGTCCGCTTGATGTGCATCAACTCCAAGCATGTCATCTGCTTCACAGCCTTCGGACATGAAGGCTCCCCACTTCTCCATCATGTGCTGCCTTACAGCAGGCAGGTATGTAGGCCGTTGCATCTTAATGCGATTAGCCTTATATTCTGGATAGACGTTATATCGGAAGTTGTTCTCGCCAGTGAGGTAGAGTTGATACTCGTTGTTATTACTAGTATTAATGTCTCTAAGCAAACTCTCAATGGCGTAGTTGGCATTCCAAATAGCAATTTGTTCTCCCTGCCCCTCTGCCATTACAGCAGAGGCATAGGCTAGGGTGTCGCTGTCAATTAAAGCCAGCATGCATCAATAGGGAATGTCGTCAGGAATGTCTTGTAGTGGTGTAGTGTCTAGGCCAGGAGCGTCATAAACCCACGCTACGAGCTTATCTGCTGCTTCAAGCACCTTGTCTAGCTCAGGGGGTGCTTTAGCGCCTACAGCGAGGTTTGCGGCTGCTACAGCTAGTGAACTTTGCTTAACAATGAGACGCTGCTTTACTGTGCGTTCCTCTTTGCTTTCAAAGTCACGGCCATAGTTGTTTACTTGCGGGCTTGATGATCGACCGGGAGCGCCAGCTTGGCTAGGCGCAGTAGGACCGCTGCTAGCTCCACCCGCAGGATTCGCACTAGTCCACTTGTTATAGCCATCATCGCCTTTAACCACTGTAACATCGTATTGTTCTCCACCCTTAGCGTTCTTAATCGTTGTAAATACCTGAGGGTTTGAGAAGCTCGCCATCTTGTAGGTTTTGATTCCACGACCATCGTCATAGATAATCTCAGCCATTTGATATGGCTGGCCACGGCCCTTAGCAGGGCGGTCCTCAATACTTACATTCTTAATTGTGAATAGCATTTTTTCCTTTAATTGAAAACTACTTCTTGCATGTCTTTTTTATTCATGCCACGTTGCACTTCGCATGTCAGCGGCAAACTAAAGTCGTATCCCCA